ATAATTTGGCGCTCTTTATCCAAACCGCCAGCACCAGCGCGGGGTCAATTACAGAGGGGGACAAAGTCAGGGGGGGGTAGTTGGGATGGTCACCATCCCGCCCTCCCTCACTTCCAAAAATTGTGCTAATCTACGCTCGTCTTGGACACGCAGACGGTAAAACGAAGTGGGACTTGGTGGAATCCCAAGACTTATTCACAAGACAGGAAGACCTTATGGCTAAAAAACCCAGACACATTTTGAAGTACCTTGAAGACCCAAATACTTGGGACAAGTCAGCTTTTGAAACTGCCATCCGCGCAGAAGTAGAAGGCAGCACAGGTGCGCTTACTGCAAGTGATGAGTTTTTGATTGGCGCTTTGGTTCTTGCTGTTGACAGTTTGCTTACGGCGCAAATTAACATCAATGAGGCTGGTCATGTCACGGTCTATGGCAACAATGAAGGTGTGACGGCTTGGTACAAGATTCGTACTGAGATGACAGATAAGGCCATAAAGATTCTTGCGGAGCTTGGACTGGTTGCCCGTGGTCGCCCTAAGATTACTAACAAAGTGACTGATGTAGATGAGTTATTCGCCACAGCTTGAATCGGCGTTTAAGTACGCAATCAGCGTAGTTCGTGGGGATACAACAGCGTGTGAGGATGTCAAACTGGCTTGCCAGCGATTCCTCGACATGGTTGAGCGTAAAGATGCGCCTTATGAGTTTGTCCCTGAAAAAGCTGAACACATCCTAAAGTTTGTCAAATTCTGCCGCCATGTGAAGGGGCCAGAAGCTGGCAAATCTATTGAGCTTGCGCCATTTCAGATTTTGTTCTTGGCTGGCATCTACGGCTTTCGCGTAAAGAATGATGTCAACACCCGCTGGGTGACAGATGTAATTTTGTTCGTGCCGCGCAAGTCTGGTAAGACAACTCTGGCCTCCATCATTGCCCTGTACGAATTGCAGTTTGGCGATGCTGGCGCGGAGGTTTTTACACTGGCGACTAACCGCGACCAAGCGTCTATTTGCTTTGATTCATATAAAGCCATTGTGGAAGGCATGAAGGCCGAACTAGCTGCCAAGTTCATTGTCTACCGCAGTGAGCTAAAGAAGGCTGGCGACTCGACATCTACCTACCGCGCCCTGTCGCGTGAAAACAGGAAGACTGGTGACGGTAAAAACCCATCGGTGGCAATGATTGACGAAGCCGCTCAGATTGTGTAGCGGTCCAGCATTGAGGTGTTGCACTCTGGTATGGGCGCTCGTAAGAACCCATTGCGGATGTATCTGACCACCGCCAGCTTTACCAAAGACACTAAGTTCTACGAAGACTTGAACCATTTCCGCTCTGTGCTTCGTGGCGCTGCTGCTGACAATTTCCGATGGTTTGGACTGCTGTATAGCATTGACCCGGGTGATGAGTGGAGCAATCCTGATGTCTGGGCCAAAGCCAATCCAATGCTGGGCATTTCGGTCACTGTAGAACACATCAAACACATGGCTGAAGAGGCATCTGCCAAGCCAGCCAGCCTGAATGAATTCTTGTGTAAGCAGCTAAACATCTATGTGTCTGCCAATGCAGCGTGGGTGGATAGGCGCTTCTGGGATGAGTCTGTTGCGCCGTTTAAGCCGGAAATTAAACCTGAGTCTACATTTATTGCATTTGACTTGGCGCACAGCCGTGACTTGAATGCTGTCTGCACTTTGCATCGGTATGGCGAAGAGGATTTCTATTCTAGGTTTCAATTCTTCCTGCCAGAAGAGTCAATGGACTTTGTGCCAAACCATTACAAGCCAATCTACCTTCAAGCTCAAGCTTCAGGTATCCTTAAGCTTACCCAAGGCAATGTAACCGACTTGAATGAGATTGAAACCTACATTAAATCGGAGTGCATACTGCATGATGTCAAAGAAATTGCATTCGACCCTTACAACGCTGCTGCATTGGTTGCGAACCTATACAGCCACGGGCTTCCTGTTAAAAAGGTGGGTCAGGGTATGGCAGTTTTGTCAAACCCAAGTAAAACAACTGAGCAGCTTATTCTCAAGAAAGCCATAAAGCATGACGGCAACCCATTTGTGGGCTGGCAGCTAGGAAACTGTGAGGTTTACACCGATGTCAACGGGAATGTGAAGGTGCGTAAGAATGAAGCAGACCCATCTGCTAAAGTTGACGGTATCATTTCTATGATTATGGCGTTACACTGCCATTTAGATAATGTATTCGTAACAGAATCATTTGGCTTTAGGTCATTAGATTGGTAGAATGTGGCGAATTAGGAGAAAATCATGGGACTTTTGGATGTTTTTAGCAGCAAAAAAGTAACAAATAATGAGTCCAACTCGTTGTTTGGTCAGACTGCATTGGGTAACAATATTGTTTACCAAAGTAACAAACAGCAGCCAAATGTAAATACCCAGATACTCTATGTCACGACAGCCAGCACTACCAATGCTGGTCGCCCTGTTGACATGTCCATGCTTACACGCAACAGCACAGTGATGTCCTGTATTGCGATTAAGGCTAGGGCGCTTGCACAGCTACCAATCAACATCAACTGGGAAAACGAAGATGGCGAATATGTCAATGCCATCAAAGACAAGTCAGTTGGTACACGCGACAAGACAAAAGCCAAGCAAGTTGCCAAGCTTTTGAACAACCCAAACAACTTCCAGAGCAAATATGAGTTCTGGTATCAGTGGCTCATGTGGTATGAGCTTGCTGGTGAATCGTTTACTCTGTGGTGGCGAAAAGACCAAGAGTCTACAACCGAGACTCCTCTGGAAATGTATATTATGGATAGCACATTGATTGCTGTAACAATCAATCCCGCTCGTTATCCATCTTACCGCCTGTCTACACCGGCATACGGTTTTAGCCGTGACCAGCCTCTTAAAGCGCATCAAATCATGCACTGCAAAGAAATGGCATGGCAAGGTTCTGCCGGTTTCAACAAAGGTATCTTGGCGGCTGAGTTGGTGGCCTTGGACCAAGACATCGACCTGTACGCAAACTATGTGATGCAGAATGGCGCGAAGCCATCTGGCATGTTCTCGACCGATGCTGTTGTGCCTGATGCCAAGTACAAAGAAATTGCAGCCCGTCTGAAAGAAGCTTGGAGCAATATGGTTGGCTCACGCCAGTCTGACCCATCTAAGCCCGGTCAAGGTATGTTGCTAGACCAAGGCATGAAGTACACGCCATTGGAAATGCTCAACTTGCAAGATGCTGATGCAGCTAACTTGAAGATGCAGACCATGCGCCGTATCTGCGGCTTGTTCGGTGTGCCTCCACAAATGATTGGCATTATTGATGGCAAGTACAACAACAGCCAGACACAAATGGATGAGTTCTACAAAGGAACTATGTACCCAATGTTGGTCAACATCCAAGAGAAGCTGAAGCAGCATTTGTTTATTGGTTATCCATCCCTGTGCATTGAGTTTGACACCAGCGACTTCTTGAAGGGCGCACCACTTGACCAAATGAACTTTGCGACAGCCGGTGTGACCAATGGAATAATGACTCCTAACGAAGCTCGTCAATACATGGGCATGCCTAATGTCGAAGGTGGCGATGAGTTGGTGGACCCTAATAAACCCGCTGAACCGATTGCCGGTTCAAGCCCTCAAGATACTGGCGGCGGTGGTGGTTCACAAAAGAAGAAAATGAATATAGGAAAGACTTGATAAATAATGCGAACTGATTCAAAATATCTGGTAGCATTAGCAAAACAGGTTCGTCAACCTGTAATACAGTTGCCTGTACTTTTAGGGCAACCCCCTAAAATACAAGATAACAACCAATCTATGGCTTTAGGGGCTATTAATGAAGCAAATGAATCTCATCTGCGAAGCGAAATTAAACCTGTCGGAAAAAGCCGCAAACGGCGAACCAACAGGAAAGATTGAAGCTCGCATTACCACTTGGGGCGCTCGTGAAGGCGCTGATGGTCGCCGTTTCAACTACCAGCCTGAAGGCTTTATGGAGTGGGCAAAAGAATTTGCCGCTTCTGGTAGACCGCTGCCAATGTTCCTGAATCACAATGCTGAGTCTATGCCTGTTGGCGAGTGGACCACCATTGAAATGGATGATGACGGTATGAGCGCATGTGGTCGCTTGTTCTTGAACACCACGGCAGGTTCAGACTTGTATCAAGTTATGAGCGAGTCACCCAACATGTTTGGCGGTGTCTCTGTTGGCGCTTATGCTGACGAATATCAATGGGTCACTCAAGAAGGTGAAGTTTTCCCCGCTGGTTCTGATGACTATTGGGAAAAAGGCTACTTCCAAATCACTAAAGGTGGTTTGCGCGAGACTAGCGTAGTGATGTACCCCAACAATCCAAAAGCAGAAGTCAAGAAGCTGGAATATTTCCGCGCTGACGGTTCTGCTGATTTAAAAGTTTTGGAAGAAGCCTTGCGGGATGCCGGGTTGTCCAAGAGCGATGCGGTCGCTGCCGCATCAACCTTCAAGAAAGTTTTGGAGCAGCGTGATGCTGCAACAGAGACTCTTGAAATTGCGCCTCAACAGAGTGACTCTGGTGCGGAAGCGACCGAAGCAGAAATTCTCGCTGCTCTTGAGCAACGCGAACTTCTTAAACTCCTCGACAAACGACTGAAAGGTTAATCATGTCAAAAGAAATCATTGAAAAATTGGACGCTATCGAAGCTAAACAAGCTGAGAGCGTTGCGGCTGTTGAAGCCAAAATCCCCGCTGCTGTTGAAGCTGTTAAAGCTGAATTCAGCGAAATGGTTGCTGCTCTGGAAGCAAAAGTTTCTTCTATCGAAGCTCCTGCTGTTCACAAGCCTGTTGCCAAGACTGTTCGCCAAGATGTGAACCGTTCTGTGCGTGAGCAACTGTCTACTTTCTACAAAGGTAACAACCGTGTAGAAAAAGAACTGCAAATCTTTGCTGACGAATCACAAATGCAAGCCTACCTGAACGAAGCTTCTGCTTTGACAGGTTCTGGTAACAACCAAGGTGGTCGCACAGCTTACGACCCAGTGTTTGCTGCATTGCGTTTGAGCAATCCTTTGCGCGGTGTTTCACGCACTGTTGCAACTGATGGTTCAAGCTACCAGTTCCGAGTTAAGACCGGCAACGCTGGTGCTGCTTGGGGCTATGGCATTCAAAACAACGGCGCAGCTACAACTGAAGATACATCTATCTGGCAACTCGTTTTGCAAGACTTGAATGTGCAGTTCCCAATTCGTACTGCTGCATTGGATGACATCGATGGTTTGGAAGCCAATGTCGTTGATGACATGTTGGCTGAATTTGCCCAAGCTGAAGCACTCAGCATGATGCAAAATAACGACCAAGGTTCTACATCTTTGCCATACGGTGGAAGCAACGGTTTGCGTGGCCTTGACCAATACGCTGGCGCTGCTTCAACTTATGCTGGTGGTGTTTGCACTACTGCTGCCTTCGGCTCTTCTGGCACTGGTTCTACCAGCGGCTTGCACAGCTTGGCAACATACGACCAATTGACAACTAACGCTAACACTGTTGGCGCTAACAACATCACCTATACCGATGTAATCAATTTCGTATATAGCCTCCCGCAACAATATTGGACCACAAGCGCTAAGTTTGTGATTAGCCCAATCCTGTTGAACGCTATCCGCGCATTGAAAGACGATAACGGCGCACCTATCTTCAATCGTAACGAAGGTTTGTCTGTTGACGGTATCGTTGGTAACTTGCTCGGCTTCGATGTTGTTGTGAACAAGTATTGCGATACTCCTTCACAAACTACTGTGGCTTCTGCTGGCACTAACAGCTTGTACCCAATGTACTTCGCTGACTGGAGCCGCTTCCACACAATCATCGACCGCCTGAACATGGTTATGCGCCGCTATGACCAGACATTGCCCGGTTACATCACCTTCTTCGGTGAGAAGCGTTTGGCAACATCTGTTCGTGACCCTAACGCTGGCGTTCGCTACCGTTCTACAGGCACAGCAGCCTGATGAAATGGAGGGGGGTAATTCCCCCTCCTTTTTGTGCCAATAATTTAGGAAATAGCCATGACCATCACTGAAAAAATTCTCTCTGGAATCAAACAGGCAATTACCGAAGGCGGCAAAGTCACCATCGACCTGAAAGAAGCCTCTGCAATCACTGGCTCTGGTTCTGGTGTTGGTGGTCGCGTAGTTTTCGATGAAGCTTTCGCAGCACTGCGTTACGCTAACCCATTCCGCTTGGGCGCTCGTATCATTCCAGCGCCCGGCTCTGATATGCAGTTCGTTGCTAAAACTGGTAACGCGACATATCAAACAAACCCTTGGGGCTATCCTGTTCAAAACGACACAGGTACTCCCGGCACTAACACTTCGTTCTGGCAACTGCCTGTTCGCGCTGTTACTGCTCAATTGCCAATTCGTTCTGCTGTCATGTCAGATGTGAACGGTTTGGAAGCGTCTATTGTTGAAGACTTGATGCTTGAGTTTGCTCAAGTTGAAGGCCAATCAATGGCAATCAACAGCGACCAATCTGGTTCTACAACTACATCGACTGGTGCTACATCAGGTCTGCGTGGTTTGGACATGTATGTAAGCGCATCTGCTTCTGCTTATGGCACAAGTGGCACAGCGATTACAAATGGTATTCACTCTATCGCTACTGTTGCACAAACAAGCGGTGGTGTTGTGTACAACGACATTGTTGACATTGTTAATGCTTTCCCAAGCCAGTACTGGTCTTTGCCCGGCAATGCTTGGTACATTCGCCCATCAATGATTGATTCTTTGCGTAGCCTAAAAGATACACAAGGCTTGCCACTGTTCTTGGAAATTGGTGACGAAGATGGCGCTGCTGTAGGCCGCATGTTTGGTTTCCCTGTGATTCCTAACCCATACTTGTCTACTTCATTTCCAATCTACTTGGCTAACTGGCCCCGTTTCTTGACAATTGGCGACACTGAAGAAATGTCCATCCAAATGTTTGAACAAACAAGCCCCGGCTTTGTGACTCTGTATGCTGAAAAGCGTGTGGTAAGCTCTGTCCGCGACCCATTTGCTGGTGTGCGAATGAGTGCCTGAAAGGGTTAAAAATGGCAGTTGACAATTATCAGTACGGTTCCCCTTTTGGTGGGCAAACGCGAAATCCTTTCAACTATGAAAAGTTTGAGCAGATTAACCGCGACAATGTCACTCCTTGGTTGACTCTTGATGAAATCACTCAGCACATTAACTTGTATGAGGATGAAAGTCAGGATACTTACCTGAAGGCCCTAGAACTGGCTACAAGGCAAGCAATTGAAGACTATCTAGGTCTGAGTATCTTCAGCGTAAGTTATCGCGTCTGGTACGGCACAGCAAGCCTTGCTGCGTCACCTGTTTGCCTTGATTTGCCTGAAGTTAGTCAAAATCAATATGCCTGTCAGCCAGAAGTCTATGTTGACGCTTTGTCTTATTGGACTGATGCCTTCCCGCCTGTGCTGACTGCGGTGGCTACTAATCAGTATTACTATGATGCTTCCGGCAATAAAGTCATTGTGTCTTCATTGCCCACATCAATTAATACTGTTATGACAGCGCCTATCGTGTTGGAATACACAACTGTGCCTAATCCGATTTCAGCCTATCCTGTGATTAAACAGGCTGGTCTGCTTTTGTTTACGCACCTGTACAACAATCGTGCAAACGCCACTGAAGTGAAGTTGAAAGACATCCCATTTGGCGTGACCACATTGCTTCGTCCATACAAACCATTGGTGATGTAATGTCAATCAAACGGTACGAAAACATCGTTGTCAATAACTTGACTTTTGGTAAGTCTAGTTTTGGCGAACAAGCTACAACCGAAGCCAGATGGTTTGGCACACGGGCGCTTGTTGGCGATGTTGCCAACAATGTAAAAATTTCTGACAAATACCGTTTGTACCAAGACTTGGTGAACTTCACCTTGAACTACACGCCAAACATGAAGGAAATGGTTGATAACCAAAACCTTTATTCCATCACATGGCGTAATGCAAGCTGGCGCATCACCGATGCAAGAGAATCCAATGACCGGATGCGTGTGACCTTCATGTGCTACCGCTCTGACCCTGTTACGGCGGTTTAAATGGCAACACAGAACAATGTCATACAGTACGGGAAGGCAATCCAATACCAGTTGGCTGGTATCGTTACGCCAGTTCCTGTATACGCTGCATTTAACCGTAATTTTGCAACTCAGCCTAAGTTCATTACTTGGATGCTGAGAAATGTCCACCAGCCGGTCTATACAGGCCAGCAGCAATCTAACAAGGGCATTGACCGCCCTGTTTTCCAAATTTCCATCTTCACACAGAAGATAGAAGACGGTTTCACAATATCTAATCAGATATTACAATCGTTACACGGTTATAGCGGTATGTTTGGCAATCCATCGGACGGCGGTTTCTTTATCGCCAAAGCTGATGTCTTTTGGCTTTACAACAGCTATAACAACGAAGAAAATATGGCGCAAATCTTTTTAGATTGCACTATTGATATTCCAGCATAAGACAAATCTCTTAACTCTTTGAAGGAAACTCAAAATGGCCTTAATTAATAAAATTCTTCCCGGTTATGTTGCCACCCTCTGGTGTCAAACTGGTGCTAACCCAACAGCACTGACAGACACACAATTGGAAACATGGACTGGTCAAGTTGCTGACATCATTGGTACTGCTGCTGGCGGTACTGGTACTGACGGTATTTTGGTCCCAGTGGAAGCTGTTCCAGCTTTCGGTGCTGATGACGCTTTTGCTGCTTACTCAGTGGCTGGCGCTCGTACAGGCGCGAAAATCACTACACAAAACCAAGTGACTTCGCTGACCATCACTTCTGCATGGAATCCTGCTGACACTGCTCAGTTGTTGATTCGTGATGACGGCTACAACGGCACAATCATCCGCACTTATGTTATTGCTGTGTATGACGGTACTGACACTGTTGCTTATGCTTTCAATGGTCGCATTGGTGGCTTGCAGTGGGACATGTCTCCTTCTGCTGAAGGCAAGTTCATTTTCACAATCCACCCAACTGGTGGCAATAGCTACGGCTGGTCTAACAACTCTTAAACATGACTACTACAGTAAAAGACAACACAGACCTGTTGAGTTTCCTAGTAGCCCAATCCGATTCTTCTAAGAATTGGTTTGGGTTCACTCAACAACGCATTACTGCTATTGCGCTTGCACATGACATTGCTCGGCATCATGCTGACAAAATAACTCCTTCTCAGGCGGTTGAATACGCCATTGAGTTGAATGAGGCCATCTATCACAAGATTATTAAAAAATAAGGTTACGACATGACAAGACTAAGTTCTGCCTTTGGCAAGAAATACAGCACAGACGCTCTGAGAACAAAAACTTTTGAGCTTGCTGGACACATATTTAAAGTTCGCATCCCTCTGACAAAAGAGATGGATGAGATTCAAGAGCGAATCAAGCTTGTTGACCAAGCTGATGTACAAGCTCGTTTTGAAAAAATGACGACAACCTTTAAAGATAGCACTGCTATTGAAGGCGTTGTTGTTACTGAAGATGATGTGATTATTGAAGGCCGGTCCACACGGGAACTGGTGGAGTCAATGATTCAAATGGAAAACAGGACCACCGAATACATCCGGTTGCTGATTCCTGAGACTGGCTCACTTGATGACATCACATACAAAGAAATTGATGAAGAATGGCCTTTCCAAGTTCAGTTGGAAATCCTGAACAAGATTACAGAAGCCATTCAGCCCGGATATAAGGACTCCAGAAAAAACTAATTGAGGACATTCACCTACAAGCCAGAGCATATATTTATGCTCATGGTGGGTGTCCTGATGAAGTTCCTGTGGATGATATGGTCAACATAGAGATTATGTTGTCCGATGGAATGATAGGAAACAAGGCTGTTTTGCTGGCTTTAAGTTCCTTGACCACGGGCAATTTAAACTCGAAAATAGCAAAGACGGCAAAGCCATTTGAAATGAAAGATGTCTTGCCTTCTACGCATGAATATATTGTCCCGCCTCCTACTAAGGAAGAAATGGAAGCTGAAGTGAATAACAAGCTTTCTGCCTTTATTAGCATGATGCCGGGTTCGGAGGCTTTCTTGAAAGTGTGACATGGCCTATACCCCTGAAAAGCTAACCTTTGAACTGGAAGGTTTTGCTGAGTTTGAAGAGCAATTAAAGCAAATAGCTGAAGGCTTTCGGGGTGATTTAGTAGCTAAGAACACACTTGTCCCATCGGCAAAGATAGCAATGGAGACTGTTTTTAACTCCGCACAAAGTAGAGCGCCTGTAGGCGATAAGCCTAGGGACGCAAAAAATCCTTTTCACATGCGGGACACCATTCGTTTGGATGCCCGTATTCCTACAGAAAAGGACAAGCGCAGCGAATATGTAAACGAAACAGACGCAGCCATTGCTGTCGTTTCTGTCAAGAAAAGTGCTGTTTCTTTGGCCCAAGAATTTGGCACTTCCAAGATTTCAGCGCATCCTTTTTTACGACCAGCCATGCAAGAAAACGCTGGTACGGTCTTAACCGTTCTAAAATCTCAACTGGCTTCGCGCATCCCAGATTACGCAGCCAAGCTGGCTAGAAAGAGGAAATAATGGCTTCACAAAATATTGCCCGACTAGGCGTTGTCCTTGGACTGGACACGGCTGAATTTACTGCGTCTATTGACAAAGCTATTTCTGAGAATGCCAAGCTCAAAAACGCCATTCGCCGTGACACAAACGCTGCTGCGGCCGAAGTAAAGAATTTAATTCACGCTACAGAAGATTACGGCAAAGCACTCACCAGAGTGCAAATGGTTGAGCGTGAGACAACTTCTGGTCGCTTTATGAATGCGACTAAGGAAATGAAGCAGCTATTGTTGGAGAAGGCTGCTGCTTATGACAAGGTTGCAGCCGCCACAAAGAATGCCACTGCTGCTCAATTCAAAATGAATGAGCAACAAAAGATTCAGTTGACATATCAGACCACTGACTTGTTTACTCAGATTGCTTCTGGTCAAAGTCCTTTTATTGCCATTATTCAGCAGGGTGGTCAATTAAAAGATGTGATGGGTGGTTTGGGCAATATGTTCAAGGCCATCGGTCAAGTACTAACGCCAATGCGATTGCTGCTTGGCGGTGTTGCTGGCGCTTTAGGCACTGTCGCTTATGCCGCCTATTCTGGTCGCGATGAGTTTGACAAGCTTAAAGATACGCTGACATTGACCGGCAATTACGCTGGCATTACAACAGAAAAGTTCTATAAGCTTTCCGATGAACTAAGCAACCGCACTCATGCTTCGCTAGGCATGACAAAAGACGCACTAAATGCTGTGGTGGCCTCCGGCAAGTTTACTGAGACATCAATCAGTGCTGTCACGCAAGCGGTTATTACTTATGCTCAGATTGCTGGCGTAGATGCCAAAACTGCCTCTGATAAATTGATGAGCGGCTTGGATGGAACAGCATCCGGTGTAAAAGCATTGAACAAGGAAATGAACTTCCTTACGCTTGAGCAATACAAACAGATTGAAGCGTTTGAAAAGGCTGGAAAGCGTCAGGAAGCCGCAAAGGTAGCTGCCATTGCATTGAACACACAACTGGCTGCTCAACGCCGTGAGCTTGGCACATTGGAGCAAGCATGGGAAGGTTTGACTAATGGCTTGAGCAAGTTCTGGAATCTGCTGAAAGATATTGGTAAGCCAGAAACAACTGACCAAGTTATTGCAAGGCTTGATAGCCAAATTGCTGCTGCTCAAAAAGCACTTAACGCTGCAAACAAAGATTCGCCGTTTTATCAAAGACAGGAAGCCGGTGTTGCAAAGCTAAAAGAAGAAAGAGAAGCTTTGCTTGAGGTGGAGCGTTTGAAGGCTCGTTCTGCTTCTGCCCGTGATGTTGGCAATGCAAAACAACAAATTGAAGACCGCGCTGGTGCTGGCGGTTTGGATAAAGAGCGCCAAATTATTGCTGCTACTGAAAAAGTAAGAGCAGAAATTAGATATACGCAAGCTCTTAAATCAGCTAATGAAATAGAAAAGATTGAGCTAGAAGCCGCAAAGCAAATATCAGAAAAACGAGCAGAATTTAACGCAAAGAGCGAAGAAGAAAAACGAGCTATGGGCGGTTTGCTTGCCCGTCAGCTTGCTGCCGAAGAGTTGCTGATTGAGCAAAAGAAGCTTGAGAAAATTCGTCTTATTCGTCAGAAGGAAAAGATTGATACTGCCAAAGCTCAGATTGATGAGCAAAAGCGTCTTGATGACATGGAGAATCAATTTGCTCAAATGCAAGCTACGGCTAGGTTTGACAATATTGAGAAGACTCGCGGCTTGGAGTTAGACAAAGAAGACTTGCAGCTTAAAAATGCAATGCTTTATGCTTCGGAGAAAGAACTGAAGCTGGCTCAAATTACTTTGAAATACCAAAGAGAGCGAACAAAAGCTTTTGCAGACCCAGAGCAAATTAAGCAGCAAGAAGCTCTTGAGAAATTTAACTTGGAAATTGAAGAATCAATTAAGAAGACGCAACAAGTGTTTGATAGCGTTTGGGGCAACATGTCTTCTGCTATTGATAACTTTGTTAAGAATGGCAAGATGTCATTTAAAGACCTTGCCAGAAGCATCATTCAAGATTTGATTGCAATTCAATTAAAAGCCCAAGCTGTTGCCATGTTAAATATGGCATTTAAGTTTTTCACTGGTGGCGCTCCAACTCCTTATCAGCCAGCAGCAGTGATGGGCATGCCCGGGTATGCTGACGGCGGTAGTCCTGCGGTAAATCAAGTTAGTCTGGTTGGAGAAAAAGGACCGGAACTTTTTGTACCTCGTACCGCAGGAACTATCATTCCAAACAACAAAATGGGAAATATTGGAAGCACTACAAATGTCACCAATAACTACATCAATGCCATTGACACTAAATCGTTTGAGGACCGC